GCACAACTCTTCCCGATTAACTTCGCTCTCAACCCGGCGCGTGATGCCCATCACATCTGGTGTGGTCTTGTCCGTATACATCGTGATGAAGGCGTCAGGATTGTGCCGTAGCAGCGACTTCACCATATTCTGTGGCTGAGAAATGTCATCGCCCACATGGAAGAAAGCAAAGTGATTAACTACCGGAGTCCTCATCATGTACATCCGTTCCAACTCTTCCTTGACTTGACGAACCTGCAAGTCCCACGGCGCGTTCATGTTCTCGCGTTGGAAGATTCGCACCTCGGGATACCACAAACTGCGATACCCCTTACGGTTGTTCCAGTACCACAACTTGTTAGCGTCGAGCAGTTGGACAGGCTTACCCATCGCAGCGGCCAGATGCACGTTGGCATTCGACGGAGAAACTATTACGTCACACAACTCCATGAGCGCAGCGACGTTCTCCAAGTCCAAGAAGGTGTCGATGTGCGTAGTGATCAGGTTCGGATGAAAGTCCTTCGCCTCATCCTGTGGCTTGCCGTACTGGAGATTGATGAACACGGTCTCGGGAATGTCGAATAAAGATTTAAATCCTTCCAACCCAACAGACTTATGTTCACCGATGGCAGGTGCGGTGCTTGCCCATGACAAACCGATGATGCGCTTGTTCTCAAGCCCGTACTCTTTCTTCAGTAATCCAACCCGGTGTGGATCAGCCTTGATATAACTCTCGCTGCGGGTCGGCAGGATGTCGCGCACATTGTTAATAAAGTATTTACCCATGCTTGCGATGGGGATGTGCGAGTCATGATCCGCCATCTTGATCTTGGCATTGTGCGGCAGAAACGTGACGTTCTCGGCTTTGCATCCACGTTGTAGTAGCGGAGCCAGCCGCATATCAATCAGAACGACAACGGAATCGACCTCTTTTGCCAACGCCTCGATGAGCGATGCGTAGAGAATCTGATCACCGATGCCCTGCTCCGTCCACACAATCGGACGCTTCAAGCCAAGACCACGCTCCCACTGTGGGTGAATCGTCGAGATACGTGGAGATGAGAATGTCTTGCTACCCCATCGTCGCTCGTAGCCTTCCCACCCGGCCTTGAAGTCGCCCATCTGTAAAGAAAGCAAACCCAGAGTCCAGCCCGTGTCGTCGTTGGTCGGGTCGAGACGCTGCGCTAACTCAAAATACTTTCTAGCAGGTTCCCACCTGTGCATCTCCCAATGACAACGCCCGGTCTGCAAAGCAGATGCGACAAGAGCAGGGTGAATCTGGTTGATGTTCTCAAGGATGCCGATAGCCTCGTCATACTTGCCTTCACCCGCCGCTGCCAAGCCCTTCTCAAAGATGGACTTCGCTGCATCTGCTAGGGTCTGCCCCTTCTTTTCACTCACCAGTAATCCCTCCCACCACGCTTCGCTCCCCACGCCGGGGGTGGCACGTGCGCCCACTCTTTCTTGCGGAACTCGTCGGCACGTTTAAATAAACTCAGTATCCACCTAATCATGTGGCCTCCTGCGGCACGAACTGCAACAAGGTGAGTGGGAGAGATACCGCCGTCTTCCTGCCTTCGCGTGGATAAATCAGGACACGCCCCGGACTCTCCACCATCATGGCATTGACCACGCCCTTCTCGATGCCTTCAAAATCATCAAAGACAAACACGGTCTGGTCATGAACAATCTTATGGAACAACTCCAAGTCGCTTTGCTGCAACCGGCCATCCAGATACATGAAGTCCACACCTAATACAATTTCAGCCATTTCCTTAAACATATCTGTGGATGATTTTTTAGGGTATTGAACGATGCGATTATCAGATGCGTCGATTGTTAGATTGTTGGAGAAGTCACAGGTATGTATGACGTAAGAAAATTCCCCATCAAGCGCGGCTTGTCTGATTGCTTTAGTAGATACACCGATAAACGTCCCCACCTCGGCAATGACTAACGGCTGAAAGAACCTCACCAATTTATAAAGTTCTACCGCATCGTCGTATGGAAGCGACCCAGTGTTGTAATCAGCCAACTCCCGTAACTCCTGCTGATCCTTGACGATCTTTTCTAGGATTTCGTACGGGTACTCATTTACCTTCTCATCCACGATGCCCCAGAAGATATTGCTAAATCTCTGTCGGCCAATCTGTACGGGGTTCATGCTTGCTTCCTCCGGGCAATCTCGCGCTTCAGGTAAAACTCTGCTTTCTCAAGATCCTGCACCGGATCGACATCGACCTTCTTCCCTGCGCGAACAACGTACTTCACGACGTTGAACAGGTAGGCGTTCTCGGTCAGCCCCTTGGCTTCAGCAAAGTCTATAAAATCTATTCCACCCGCTGTGTAGTGTGCAGGGCGGTTGACCGGATCGGGATTAAACTTGGCATCTACCATCTGCCAATACTTATCGGATTTCGGATCGACACCGGTGCGTACAAGTTCTTCGTGATAACCCAACGCTTGCGCGGTGAGTTCTTTGTCTTCACCAAACCACGGGTTACGCGCCTTCCATGCTTCGGCTTTCGGATCGTGCTGAGCGACCGGATCTAAAAATTCGTTGACATCAATATCTAACTTCTTAGCCAAAGCGACCTGCCGCTTGGTCAACTTCTTAGGCTTTGGTTTCTTTACTGGTTTATCCGGGATTTCCAGAAAATCTAGTGCAGCCTTGGTCTGCTTGACCGCTTTGATGATCTTCGACTGCTTCTGCTTGTCAGTCCACCGGACGTAATACACGTACCCCGGCTTTACCTTTGTTGCCTTCGCTACCTCGCTCACCTTCTTGCCTTGCGACAATAGGCTGAGAATCTTTTCTTTCTTGGACATAACTAATCAACTCCTTGCGTAGGTTCTCTACGTTTGTTTCATCAACTATGACCGCGACCCCTCCTGCTTTTCGGATGTCATCGCAGTGCTTCAACTGTAGTGCGGTGGGCTTCCCACCGTTTGCTTTACACTCTATAGCATAAAACAACCCGGCGATACAAATAATAAAATCGGGTACACCACTGTTCCCGTAACCCCCTGTAACTGGCATCGTGTAATACGCGCCAAGATCCAACAGGATCTCTTTGACACGCTTCTTTACTTTGGCCTCGGGAGTCACCGTATTAACTAATACGCTACTTAGACCGGAGTCTTTCCGGTCAGTTCATTTAAAAAACTATTGGGCAAACAAACCACATATTCATGGGGGCCAGTCATCCACCCAGTGTCTAAGAAATGTTCAGGGACATAATCGGGGCGAGACATAGAATCACGCCGAATATCCTTACACGGCCAGTCAATCGCGTGGATCATGGCTAAGACTTCTTTTAACTTCATCGGCATTGTCTTGAGCGTAAACACACGCACAAGGTTATCGCTCACTCGTATGTGAAACTCTCCCACATCAGTAAAACGTCTCATGTATACGTACGTTGAGTCCTCCCCCTTTACAGGTACAGGTCTTAGTCCTGCGGCGTAGGCATTGAAAAGTAATCTTTCCAACGCTTCCTCGGCTACCTCTTCAATCTTTCCTTTACTTACTAAGGACATGAACACTTGCTCCGTTGCCGTTCCATGATGTCTCAGAGTAACACCCCATCTCCAACCAGAACTTCGCCCCGCTCGTATTCTGCGGCAGCATCTCATGGCTGTTGCGATGTGTCTTGAGCATCACCATCGAGAACTCCAACTGCTTGCGGGTATCTTCAGGTATAGCATTAAATGACGGATACCACTGGAAGTTAGCCTTGGTGAGAACGTACTCGTATGAACCCGTGTATGGCAGACCAGCCTCTGAGTAAACGTCTAATGCTTTGTGGCAAGGCTCGGGCTTGACCGTACCCAGAATGACACCCTTGTTCATGTTATCCACGTAGAACCACTTCTCACCATCCATGAACTCTTTGGCCTCGGCAATCGCTCTGTCAAACTTCTGACGCTGCTCCTTGTACATCTTCACGTGGGCATCGGCAGTTATTCTAATATCTGACGGCATCTCGGCTAGTGTGCGTTCACCTGCGTACAGTTTCAGTAAGAATGTCGCTAGATCATTTCCTAGGCGAGACGCATCTACGCATGGCGCTCGGACAGTGCGCTCCCCGTACAGATTATCTACCAGATCATCGAGCATCCCACGTACACGGACATCGAAAAACTCGTATGCACCCGCGACCGCCCGATCAAACGAATTGGCTACGTCATGATCCGACTTGAGCGAGAACTTGCTCTGGATGTACTTCGGATTAGAACTTGTTAAGGCACGACAGGGGGCGTCCTCCACGTGCGACCCGTAGATACCCACGCCGATATGGTTGTACGACGGGGAATTGTTAATGATCATGGCAACAGACACGCCCTGCGGAGTTACGACATTAACTTCTTTAACGACATCGACCATGCTGTTGCCGTGTCCAACAAAAGAGTGCGTACTGATAAACCCGACACGGATCTCCCTGCCAAGGCTACGCGCTCGGTTGTACATATTTGTCACGATGCCGAACAGGGGCGACCGTACTAGTTTCATGCGCGTATCGCTGTCGCACTGCCCTGCCAGAAACAACTCGTTGACGTTGAATGCTTGTTTAGTCCTACCCACTTGAGTACTCCTCGGTTAAAAGAATGTATAGAAAAGTAACACACCAACTAGACAACTAAAGAAACCATGCCGGAATGCAGAGTGATATACCCGCTTAACTTCATGATGTACCTGTCGTACTAACTCTTCGTCGCTCATGCGGCCTCCTGTGATTTAACTAAATCACGATTTACTACCTCTACCCAACCCTTCAACACGTACCGAACGGGAAAGTAATTAAAGCCATTGGCCTTGCACCAATCCCACTTACCTTCCTCTGTCCTATCCGCAACGCTTTTCTGCGCGTTCTCTTCTGCGCGTTTCCAATCTTCTTCGTTAGGTTTATTACCCTCCACCCAACCGTGACGTAAGATAGTCTCGCCTTGTGTGTAGTCATGGATTACGAATGTCACTTTCATATCACGCCTCCTTATCTCGCTGCGATTCAACCACCTTGCGTATCAACTCGTTTACCTTTGCCTCAAATTCTTCTGCACCCTTCTGTCCACCGTTGATGACGTAGGTATTCCGATCCTTTACCCATATCAGGTAATGATCGAACAGCAGATGAATATGCCGCTTTAGTTGCTCTTGCTCGTCCATCTCACACCTCTTCAGTATTAATTAATACGCTCACGCCTTCATCACAACCTTCTGACCTCGGGGCGGTTCGAAAGTTTCCTTGCCGTCTTCTTTAATGATCCACACCGGGGGGATATGCGTAGTCCACGTGATGTCGCTCTCCACGTAGCCATCCGTGAACACGATCATGCAGTCTGCGTTCAGGTTATTGTTGGTGATGTATTTGCTCACGCAACTAACCTTCGTGCCACCTCCGCCCATCGGCTTGAACATGGATGACAGGTTGTTGTAATCGCCCTCAAACACCTGCTCACCATGCACCTCGGTGTCCCACCACAACACACGGATACGCTCAGGGGGTAACGTATCGCACAACTCTTGAACACGCGCTGCGACCTTGGCGATGTCGTCGTTATCAATCGAACCGGACGTATCAATAGCCAGAATAACTTCACCGATAGTCTCGGTCACAGTGCTAGGCAAGTAATACCCATCGGCCACACGGCTCTTGTTGAACCGTCGCCATGTCATCTCGTCCTTGCCTCGGACGTTCGCCGTCCAGAAGTCCTGCAACACCTCGCGCCAGTCGATGTCTGGCTCCATCATATTCTGGATGACACGGGGGATCTTCGCACCGAACCGACCGGCCAACATCCCACCCTGATGAATCGCTTCGTCGATCTGACGGCTGACCTCCTCGATCTCACCCGGCTCCATCTCACCGATAGCCGACTCGTCATGTGAGTCAAAGGATTCTTGGGGACGCTTGCCGTCCTTGTTCTCCTTCTGTTCCTTCTTCAGATACTCATACACACGACGCACCGACCACCCGTGGAACATCGAATCGTAGAAGCAATCCTCGGGAAGTTTCAGCAACTTCGGATCTTTCTTGTAGACCTCTACGATGATGTCATTCACCACGTAGTCCATCGCAATGTTGGCAAGCCTACCGTTCTCCTTCATCAAGTCACGATGTCGGGGAATGTGCTTGAGCATCACGTGCAAAGTCTCGTGCAACACGACACCGGCAATCTCTTCGTCGGTCAACTTCTCCAAAAACTTTCTGCCGTATCGCTTGTTGAACCCATCGGTGTACGCTGTCGGACACTTGCGCTCGTCATCAATAAGAGAAGTCTCACCCATCAGGATGACACCACCATACAAGCAAGTCTCAGGATGACGAATCAGTTTGATGTTCGCCTTCTTCAACCGCGTTTCCATATCTACTTCACGCATAACAGCATTCATATTGCCACCTCTTCTTGTTTGACCACGATCTTGTAGCCAAGTTCCTTAATCAACTGCAACTCACGCCGACTGAACGTCTGACGATGTGCAAGTCTAGATAACAGTGCGGCCTTCGGACAGTCTGGATAAAACCGTTCTGTGCCATACACCTCACGCCTCGTTATAAATATTTCCACCTGACACCTCACATCAGTAACGGAAGATTGATCGCACCCCACTCACGCAACTCGTTGTTGTTACGTGCCAGTTTGGCTGTGCGCTTGGACTCATACGCCATCGAGTAGAAGCAAGTCTTGACCTCATCGGATGGAATACGTTTCACGAAAGTCATGAACGCCGACAGATCATCCTGCGTCTCGATAGTATCGACTGCGTTAAACATCGTCATAAACAACGCTGCCGGTTTCTCAGGAATCTGGATCGTCTGCGGATTGGCAATGATGTCACTGACCGACACCAACTCCTTCTCCATCGACATGAACGCTGCGATAGATTCCGCGAACGCGCCGCCACACAGACCGGCCAAGGCTGCCTGAGTCACGTACGAACCTAGTTTGTTAGCATTCTTGACGACGCTATCCGCACCGACCAATGACCGGGGCGTGACGAACGATGTGATCGGCTTCGTCGGATTGAAGATGAACGGATTGTTCTCCTGACTACCATCAAGATACGACGCGAGACAGTTAGAGTGCATCGCTACCCACGCACGAATCTGACGGGAGATCCCATTATCCGTTGCCCACACACCCCAACGCCGGGCGTCTGGCTTGCGTACATTGATCACACACAAGCGATTCAACACGTGCGCTGACAGCGTATCGCCCACACCATCAGATGAATTATTACCTGTTGCGAACACGATGCTACCCGCTGGCAGTTTCACATCACCGACCGTACGTTCAAGCATCAGGCGAGTAAAGATAACCTGAAGCAACTTGTTGGCCTTCGTCACCTCGTCGAGCATGATGATCTTCGGCTTCGGGCTGTCCAACTTGAACAACTCCGACACGTAAGACTCCAACGTTTTAGTCTCGTGGTTCGGTATCCGCATCACTACGTCGGACACATCCAACACCGGACAGTCTCCGTAGATATAGTCATAGCCATTACCCATGACCGACTCAAGGTTCGTCAACACCGTGGACTTGCCGATACCCGGCTCACCACGCAGCAAGATTGTGCGAATCGTGCCAATCGTTGCGATCAGGTTCGGAACATCGTTCAGTTCCACCGGAGTATTGAAATTGATTGTCTTGCTACTCATGTCTGCTACCTCGTTGCGTATTGGTTAATACGTTAAATTGCCACACCAAACTTCGACAGGATATCGTCGATGCCTTCCTTGATGACCACGCGCTGCGTGTCAGAGTTCCGTAACTTCTCGATCTCGATCCCACTTAACAACACTTCTAATGACGCTCGTGCCTCTTCGAGCTTAGGGTCTGACACAAGATTAAATTCACGAAACGTATCGCAAAGCTCGCGGGCACGATCCAACGTGGAGTCATACAGTTTTCTACGACGCACCTTGACCTCACCGTTGCCATCAATCGTGGTCTCGATCTCACAGCAATAACTGATCGACTTCATCACATCGACCAACTGCTCGGACTGCTTCGCCAGTATCTGCTCGACCATGCGCTTGGCTTGCCTGTTGTAGTGCGTACTCATGTCATCCAATAAGTCTTGTGCGATAGCACATCGGAAGTCACCAGTCGGAACCTCGGACTGAATCAGATCCACCGAAAACTTGCGCTTCAACTCCGACACATCGGGGTACTCGTTGCGGTCGAACATATCGCCCTGCACGAACGCCATGTTGCTCACGATAGCCGGGTACTTGTCCAGAAAGTCATCGACCAACCGGGAAAACTCTGCCTCATGATCGGCATACTCCTTGTGGAACTTAGCCAGATTGATCACGGGCAGTAGGCGTTGCGATCCCGCCCAGTCATACGTGCTTCGCTGCACCCAGTTATAGATTGTCTGGCGATAGTTCAGCACCGCCTTGTGTTCGGGGTTCTTGGCAAGAAGATGTTTCACAAACTTACCGCTGTCGCTGCTTGCCTTCTTAGCCGCAGTCACCTCGTCGCTGATTTGTTTATCCTGCACCGTCGCATTCCACACGTGCGACTCGACCGACACCAGAACGCACGACGATGCGAGCGAGATGATGTGGTTCGGCTTGGTTAAAAGATTGTCTGTCATGTTGCTACCTCGTTGATTTGGTTGTCCGTATTACTTAATACGGCTTTGCTTTTTAACTCACCCAATCTGTACTTTAAGTAACGCTGATAAGCATTCTCTGCAAATATATTAGACTCGGTTTTCTCCAATAAGTTCCGTAGTCGCTTCAAATTTTCTTCGGATGTTCGCAGTTCTTCTGACACATCCTCAACTGTGTTCAGAGTTCTCATTTCTAATCTCTCACGGCTACGCACTCGGTCAGGCTCATGTCCTCGTTCACTCGCAAGATTACTTGCGTGTAATTGTTCTCGATCACGATGTACCCACCGGGCTTGATGTTTTCCACGAACGCACCCTTCTCATCCTTGATTGCCCAGTCCGTATGTATGTACGTCCCGCTCACGCCTTGCAGGATTCGGTTGTACGTTCCCTCTGTTAATTCAACTACGCTCATACCTCGTCCTCACCAAACGCTGTCACTAACGGAACCTCGACGATCTCGAACAATTCATCATCCAAGTAGTCGTCGTACTCGTCTGTCTTTCGCATATCGTTAATCAATGCTGCTACGTGCCATTCCGCAGAGTCACGTGTAAGAAACACGCTCTCGATAGGGTAGTCGTAGTCGTAGCTGTTCCCATCGTTAAAGACATCTCTACGCATGACTGCGTAAGCTGCTCGTTGCATCCAAATCTTGTTACTCATTCCTCGTCCTCCTCTGTCTCGTCGTCTTGATAAAACTCATTCACATGAGCCATGTCTGCTACCTCGTCCTCGCTCATGTACTTGAGGCACGCCATGATCACCTCGTCTCTGTTTAGCAAACCCTCGTCGATGTCGTTCAGGATTTGGTTAGTTACTTTTCTGCCCATCGCTACGTCCTCCGTATTAGTTAATACTCTGTCGGCTCACGCCACTTGACCGGCTCATCCTTAGTTGGATCGAACACGTACCAATCTTTAGTCTCGTCGAGACGCTTCAGTGCTTTGTCTACGGCTTTGTTCATCGCCGTGTCTCGTGCCAACTCTTCACAGCAAAGGCACGACTTGCACCCACAGATCCGACCGACCGCGACACGTTCCAACCGTCTAAACTCTTCACGCTCTATGTCCATGTCATGTCCTCGCGTACTTGTTTAGTTGCTTCAGCATCGCCTTATCACGCACGACACCGTATGCACCCTTGTGCGCTGTGATCGTCACGCACCACTTCACTTTCTTCGCATCGGCCTCGCCACAGCGTAGGCAGGTAATGAATCCCACCTCGACGCGCTTGGCTGCGACCTTTTCTATTCGACACGCTACGCACCACATAGTTCCGCTACCTCCGAATAATCCCAATCTTATTGCTAGTCACGTGCTATTTTTTCCCATTCACGTATCGTCAAATAAAGTAAAACCTGATCTTATAATCCCAATCTTGGCTGCTCACCAGTAAGGATTTCTCGTCGTAAATCTCTCGCCTAATAAAATAAACAACCACGCGATGACTGAAAGCTCCGCAAAACGAACCCGACAATCACCGCTAGGTTGCTCACTCGCTCTTCGCGGCTCACAACTTTGTAGGCAGATACTCGGGGCGGCTTCGGCTTAGTGGTTGTGTCCACCTTGCCTTGCGTATTAGTTAATACGCTCTCGCCTCATGCCCTTAACGCTGCCGGGTGTACGTTGCCCACCCGTATCGGCTGCGAGATGCTTGGTCTAGGATTGTTAGGAATCACATAGTGAGAAGGCTTGACAGGCGTATTAGGTAATACGCTCCCCGTTGCCATTTTTTACTCTCACCCCAAAATCCGACTTGTCACCGGGCATCTCTATGGCGTTGAGGAAGAACATTCCCGAGTCACGCCCACTCGTCACCCTTGATATGGGGACACCGTACCTTGCCATCGGTACGTCGCGGCTTTGCCACCGCGCCTTCGCCTACTACCGGCTTGCGGCTTGTAGGATCGTGGACTGGGCAGGATGTTGGCTTGGCTGGCTTTGCGTATTAGGTAATACGCTTGGGGCTGTCGCCGAACGATTCTGTCCGTCCTATATAGTTAGACAACTCAAAACGGGATTAGTTCCCTAGGTTTCACCGATTTTTGACGTTTTTGGTGATGTATTTGTTTTGGGGTAAGGAGATAGCCAGACCGTATTAGATAATACGGCCGTATTACGGTAATACGCTGTTGGGTGTGGTTTGTGGGGGGTGCGTGGTTGTTGCGCTAATGAAATAATCTGTTCCATTTGTTCCAAATGTTCCAAAATGAAGATTGGGATTATTCTTCAAGATTTTGGGGGTTTTGGAAAAACGGGGTGCGTGTAAGTAATTGATTTTTAAAGAGTAGTAGTAGTAGTAATTTTAAGATAGATAGATAGATAGGGCATTTGTTCCAATGTTCCAGAAATAATGAAGTGGAAAGAGTCTGACGGGTAAATTTGCGTGGGGGGACTTCATTTTATTTTTTCTTAAATGACGCTGCGTGTCCCCCCTCATGCCTCCAAAGGTTTAGCCTATCTCTTGGAACATTGGAACATTGGAACAAACGGGGCTAAGTCATTGATCTACAAAGTAAAATCTTGTTCCAAGCCTTTTCGCGTTTTGGAACAAACTTAGTTTTGCGCTTGGAACAAAAAAGTTTGACACCCAAAAATTCTACGTGTAGCCTTGCGTAGCAAGGCGCGACGAAAAAAATCTGACCCTCCCGCCCTCGCCCAGACAGAACTGGCATCAACCAGTAGGAACTGGTCTCGCATCAAGAACTGGCTTCGCTCGGAATAACTGGTCTCGCGGAGCGAGACCGAACGGGGTCGGCCGCGCCGGGACTAGGTACGACAAAACCCCGCCCGGCTTGCGCCGGGCAGGGTGGGCAGGTCGCGTATTACTTAATACGCTCAGCCCTTAGCGGGTATCGGCTTACCCTCAGCAACGTATGGCCGGGCGTACTTGACTAGCGAATCGAGGCCATTCAAGAGTGCCAAGGCTCCATCAGGCTTTTTCTCGGAAAGAATCTGCAAAGCCTGAGTCACGAGCGCGAGTGTGCCAGTCGGGTCGGGCAATTTTTCGTCGGTCGCGGTGTCGGCCTTTTCGGGCGCGTCGATTGCAGCCGGAATCAGCATGGTGACGTTTTGACGGAATGCGACCCGGACATAATCTTGCGCGGCTTTGCGAATCTTAGCGCGAACCGGGCTGTAGGATTTTGAGGCCTTGTTGTCCTCGCTCCACGTGTCGAGAATGAATTCTTCACGATGGGTTGTGT